AAGGGACCCAACCTGACACGCCGAGAGGCGCAGTTCACTAGCAGTTTAACACTTACGGAGGTGAGACTTTATGATCGTCGAGAATTATGGTATTAAACATAAGACTCGTTCAATTCCTACTTTGGTAAAAACGGGAAGTATAGACAAGCGCTACAATTCCAGTGGTGTTTTTCAGTCCTCTACAGCTAGAGGGCCTTATACTTACCAATCAGGTAGTGAGGAGATCACGAGTACTTCGAAACCGCGTAATCAGCGATATCGGAGTAATACGTGTCGACACTATAAAGTCTCTTTTCTTTATTCGGGTGGCCCGGACTCTACCTTTCGAGGTATGGAACAGGCTCCGAATGGCATCAATGGATGGTATTATGATTATCAAAATCATCACGTCCAGTGCTGCACCACCGGTCTCACATGCATTGGCGCCGCCAGGACCGCCCTCGGGATAACTCCCGTTATGGATGGTTCCTTTATGGCATTAAATGCTCAGAGCTACATGAATTCTGCTTGGCAGAAGATGCAGCCTGACTTAACAGAAGTTAGTATCCCCAATTTCCTTGCGGAGTTGGACGATCTTAAAAGTCTGTATAAGGTGTGGAAAAGAAGTGTTAGTCTTGGCCGAAATTTGGCGGGTTTATACCTTAATTACAAGTTCGGATGGCGCCCCACTGTTGGGGACATCGGAGCTGTTCTTTTAGGTGTAAAGTCGTTGCATGATAAGCTGAGGCTCTTCAAAGAAGCGATTGGAAACCCGATGAGGGTTAGGACAACGGTTCTAAACGAAGCAACGGGTGCTAGCGGGGTTGCCGGGGTTGGGACTCTCACTTGGAGAGCATCTCAATCACGTAAGATTCAAGCATTCGCAACTTATGTACCACAGCAACTTGCTGTGATCAATAGTACGGATGAGTATCTAAGAGGTATGATGGATACCCTTGGATTCGAGTTGAATCCGAGTATCATTTGGAACGCCCTTCCGTTTACCTTTGTCGTTGATTGGTTTTTCAACGTGGGTAATACATTGGAGCGTTTCAAGTTCGATGCTTTGCATCTCCCAGTCAAGCTTATAGACTCATGTCTACAAAGCGTTGAGGAACTAGAGGTGGAGTGGGAATGGACCAGAGTATCAAGCGATAACTGGTTCAAAAATCCACCGAGATCCGGAGGGGCTCGATACAAAGAGAGATTCTTTTATCGATTACCCTGTCATCCTGACTTATCATCCCTTTCGGGATTAGGTTGGAGGACACCGAATGTGACCCAAGCTACACTACTTGTGAGCCTGGCCACCGTCTTAGCTCCTAAGAAACAGGCGATGAAGGGATTCAAATCCACATGGTCTGTGCGATAAGAGCCGACGTCAAAAAGTCAATCATGACATCAACTTGTCCCATACTTCCACCTCGCAAGAGGGAAAGGTATCACCGTTATGAGTTTTGCAACTCCCCAAACCCTTTCGAAAGATCCGGCAACCGATGTTGACACGAATACTGTATCTTACGTATTGCGTGCTGCGGATGCCGATAAGAGTGTTTTCTCAGTCGCGGGGCTTACGCTCCCGGCTTCGAAATTACTCACTATCCAACATCAGTTGGATTCGAAAGGCAATGAACGGCACTCAACGCGTCTCGATCGAACTGAGGTCGACGCGCTTTTGGTTCCGGGTACAGTGTCCTGTTACTTGGTCATTGTACGACCGCCTAGCACAGCGATCACCAATGCTATCATCAAAGAGGAAATCTACAAACTTGTCGATTTTCTCATTGAGGGTGGCGCTGGTGCCAATATCGACGCAATCCTTAATAGTGAAGTCTAAGACTACACTATCGGATGGGCCTATTAAGCGTAAAACACTTTTTAGGCTTGGCGAAGATAGAGGTAAAACGCGGCGCACCTGATTAACCCATGAAGGTTATCAGATCTTATGTAGCGCGTGAGATGGAGCAGAGATAACTAACTAGTCCAGTTGGAACTACTCTAGACAGAAATTTAGTAATTCTGTCGCGGGAGTTGAACCTTAGAACATAGTTCTGTACTAGCATAGATTTTTTGCTTCTATAATGTCCTTTTATAGGCATGTCTCATGTTTTGTACGAGTGGAAGCTGCTAATGGTGATGCTTTTTGGAGACCTTTCAATGAAAATTGGAGATCTGAAAAGCCTTTGTTCTTTGTGGACAAACCTAGCGGCCAACCATCGCTATAGCCCTTTCGTTAATGAACGAGATATTCAAACGTTCAACGATCGGGTAGCTTGTGAGGGATTAACCTTTCTAACCACAACTTTGCCATCAATTGGCAAGTCTCTGGATAGCTTCCATTCCACAATGGTATGGACACCCCCTGTCGGGTTTAAAACCGAGGAGGAGCTCTTTAGGTTTAAGGACCCAGACGGCATAGAAGCCGTCTGTCAAGTCCCTCTTTTCCTAGGAGATGCTATTCGTCGTGCGTTAGAAGGTGATTCCGCAGCCGTAGATTGTGTTCGTCAACTGACGTTCATATTCTATAAACTGGAAGCTGACTACGATCCGGTATTGATTGAGCAATTTCTTGCTGATTTCAAAAGAATCGACAAAGAGTTGTTTAGCATGAAAGAACCAACAGATAGGGAAACCTCTCTGCTTCTTGATTGCATGAGGACGTTGATAGGGGTGGTTTTAGCTAACGCGGACCCCCTCGATATTCGTCCTTGTCACGGAAGCGGTGCAACCGCCGACCGAGTTCAAAATTGGGATAAGTATCACAGGCTTAGCTATTATGCTAAACTGGATGCTGTATTCCCATATCCGGAATACTTTTTCTATTCTGCGTCTCATCTAGTTGACGAGATTGCGCAGTTAGAAGAGGCTAAAGTAGCCGTCCCACGAGCGAGGATCTGCCTCGTTCCGAAGGATTCACGTGGTCCTAGAGTTATCTCGTGCGAGCCTGCTGAACTAATGTATGTTCAGCAGGGCCTTATGAGGTTGCTCTATAAGACCATGGAAGCTCACCCTCTCACCAGTGGTCAGATTAATTTTACTGACCAGTCGATCAATAGATTGAAGGCGCGAATTGGTTCCCGTGATGGGACATTCGCTACTATCGATCTGTCGGAGGCATCCGATCGTGTTTCTCTTGACCTCATTAGACGGGTATTCCCTTCTAATTGGGTTGAGGCACTCGAAGCAACTCGCTCCGAGGAAACCGAACTTCCGAATGGTGAGATCTTGAAACTTAACAAGTTTGCCCCTATGGGCAGTTCTTGTTGTTTCCCAGTTGAAGCGCTCGTCTTTTGGGCTTGCGCGAAGGCTTCCATATATACATCTGACCTTTGGAAAGGTCGATATCCGTGGAAAATAGGTCCAAGTAAGGATCTATTCCCGGAAGTGTATGTATACGGTGACGACATTGCTTTTGAGACTCGTGTCTACGAGCCAATTGTGGTGGGCCTTTCTCGGGTTGGCTTAGTTGTCAATCTGAAGAAGAGCTACTGGAAGGGTCCCTTTCGAGAAAGCTGCGGTGGTGATTATCATAATGATTTTGATGTCACCCCCGTAAGAGTTCGAAAGCCCCTTACTCTATCGTCTACTTCTTTACTCTCTACTGGCTCGGACCTCTGCAACACTTTTATTGCAAAGTTTGGATATGACAATACCATAGCTACAGTCTCTATTATTGAGAGTGAGCTTGGTTATATCTACCCAAGGTCGTTGCTACAGCTTCCTTGCTGTATCTATGCGACCCCGCGTGCCAGTAACGATGTCCTATTCCGAAGACGGTGGAATTCCGATCTTCAAAGATACGAACATCGCATTCTCACCACGGCGACCAACATAAGGCAACGCCGCCCCCGTAATTGGGGGGAGCTTCTTAGGAAGGAGCTTACCCGTGGGATTCGTGAGAGCAAAGCCGAGGATTACCGGTCATCTCTAGCAATAGTAGATGCCGCTCTTGACCCCGGACAGTATGCGGATCCCCACTCCGTGCGAACAAAGTGGGCTTGGGTTTGGCTAGGTTAGCCAGACCTGTTTGGGTGATCGGACTGTGGGCTAACTGCCCATAACCGATCAATAAAATCCCAAATGCTAAGGGGGT